AGCCTTTGCATTTGAAAGACTGTGCATTGAGGTATGACTTAGAAACAAAGAAGGAAGATACTTTGAAACAATACTTCTCAAAGGGATATGCCACAGATGAAATACCTAGAGAAGAGTTGAGTCAATATTTATCTGCAGATTTACACGCAACACAACAACTATGTGATGCTCAATATAAAAAATTAAATAGTAAAGAGTATGCAGGACTTATGGAGTCTGTTAGACTTACACACAAGGTATGTCTATCTCTTGCAAAGATATATAAGAATGGTTTTAAGGTAGATCAAACTAAACTAGCAGAGGTTAAACAAGAGTTTGAACAGGAGAAGAAAGAGATAGAAGAACGTTTGCTTACACAGGTGAGGGAACTTATGGGAGATACACCTATCAATCTCAATAGTCCTGAACAGATGTCTTGGGTTATCTACAGTAGAAAAGTTAAAGACAAAGCTACATGGGGTAATTACTTTCATCCTAACATGAATGAAAAACAATTTAAGAATAATGTAGCATACAATTCTAGTGTGGTATATAAAACAAAAGCAGAGCAGTGTGGATATTGCAAGGGTACAGGATACATCAGAAAGATAAAGAAAGATGGTAGTCCATATTCTAAACCTAGTACGTGTCCTATATGTGATGGTAATGGATATAAATTCATACCTACGAAAGAGATTGCAGGATTAAAGTTCTCTGCACCTAATCAGAAGTGGATAAGTGCAAATGGGTTTAGTGTAAATAAAACTAATCTAGAATTATTACAGAGTGTAGCTAAAGATAGACACATGACAGATGCTAAATCTTTTCTACAAGATATACAGAGATTGTCTGCATTAGACACATACTTGTCCTCGTTTGTTGAAGGAATAGAAACATATGTCAAACCTGATGGTATGTTACACGTTAGATTACTACAACACAGAACATCTACAGGTAGGTTTAGTGGAGCAGATCCTAATATGCAGAATATGCCTAGAGGTGGTACATTCCCTGTGAAGAAAGTATTTGTATCACGTTGGGAAGGTGGAGAGATACTAGAGGCAGACTTTGCACAGTTAGAGTTTAGAACTGCAGCATATTTATCACAGGATAAAGTAGCAATGAAGGAGATTGAAGATGGATTTGATGTGCATAGTTATACTGCTCGTGTTATTAGTGATGCAGGTGAGCCTACTACTCGTCAAGAGGCGAAGGCACATACGTTTGCACCACTCTACGGAGCAACAGGATTTGGCAGATCATCTGCACAAGCAACATACTACAAGCACTTCACAGAGAAGTACAAAGAGGTCAACTTATGGCACACCAGATTGGCTCAAGAAGCTATGAATACAGGTATGATAAAGACACCATCAGGCAGAGAGTTTGCATTTAACAAGATGCAGAGGTATGCCAATGGTAAGGTATCTCACTTCACACAGATAAAGAACTATCCTGTACAAAGTTTTGCTACTGCAGATATTGTACCTGTAGTTTTGATGGAGATAGAGAAACAGTTAAGTCAGTTGAAGTCATGTATTGTAAACACAGTTCATGATTCTATTGTGATAGATGTACATCCTGAAGAGAAACAGAGGGTTGTATTTATATTAAAGAGTATCAATACTAATATGAAGAACATTATAGATAATCAGTTTCAGATTGATTTTAATGTGCCTCTAAAATTAGATATGAAAATAGGTAATAATTGGCTTGACACAAATGATATTATGTGATATAACAAACAATCTTTAAAGAAAGGAAGGTAAAATAATGAACGAAGTTGTTACAATTAATACAGATAATTACTCTGCTATGGCTAAAGCTATGGGTCTAGCAGGAGAATCATCTGATAGTAAGAGTAGTAGTTTAGCTAGATTAAAACTACAACATAAAAATATTATGGGTGAGAAACAAGTAGGAGATGAGATAGAAGAAGTGGTAAAGATAAAGGCAGGTTCTTATAAGTTGGATGTGCCTGATGACACTTCTTATTATTCAAAAGAAGTTATCATCCGACCTTTTATGCAGAGGTTTATGTATAAAAGATTTATTAAGAATAATAATCCTAAGAAGGGTGACCCACTAGGTATCTTTCATAAAACTATTATGGCAGATAATTTAAATATTGATTTAAAAGATAATCAAGGCACGTTTAATTGTGGTAAACCTAGTGGTTATATAAAAGACTTTGCATCTTTATCTGCAGATATGCAGAACTTAATTAAGCAAATAAAAAGAGTTAGAGTTATATTTGGATTAATAAGTATGAAAGATGTAAAGACAGAAGTAGAGGGTAAACTTACAGACGTAGAGAATGTTCCTTTTATTTGGGAGATAGATAATCGTGAGGCATTTAAGATTGTAGGTAAACCTTTTGCTACACTTTCTACTATGAGAAAGCTACCTGTGCAACATAATATAACTGCAGTAGGTGATCCAAGAGCCATGCCTAGTGGTGATAAGTTTTTTGTTCCTAAAGTATCTCTTGATACTACAAATACTTTATCACTAACTGATGCAGATCAAAAAACTTTTTCTGATTTTATATCTTGGATTGAAAATTATAATAGTTATATTATGAGTTCATGGGATGAAAAGGTAAACTCAAATATATCATCTGATGATGCAGATACTGTTAATCAGTTTGTGCAGATTGATAATGAAGATGTAGCATAATGAAAAGTAATAATCCTTTTAAGGCACATAATATTAATTATCTATCACCTAGTAGTATGAACACTTACATTAGTGATCTACCTATGTGGATTACTAGATACTTGTATGGTGTTAAATCTTCTAGTGGTGCTAGTGCAGTAAGAGGTATTGCAGAAGAGTTTGCATTAGCTAATAAGTATGAGAAAGGTAGCTTTGACTTTAATCTTTTGGACATGAAGTTTATGTCCTTGTGTGCAGAATCACAAATAGATTTAGGAGATTCTAAAACTATAAAAGAAAAAAAGTTATTGAAAGACTTTGGCAAAGTCATTGATGAAAACTTTAATCATAAAAATCTTGTAGCTTATCAAGAAAAGGTTGAAGTTATTTTTGATGACTTGCCTGTACCTGTCATGGGGTATATTGACTTCAGATTTACTGACAAGATTGTAGATTTAAAAACGTCTACAAGAATGCCCTCTAATCCTACAGAGGCACAGAAAAGACAGATGGCTTTATATTCTATGGCATACCCTGATAGTAGTGTAGATTTATTCTTCGCTACACCAAAAGAATGTAAGACGTTTACATTGACAGACTTATCACAGTATAAAAAGCAACTTAAAAAGATTGCCTTTAGTATACAGAAATTTTTGTCTATAAGTGATGATAGACATGAGTTAGCTTCTCTAGTTTATCCTAATCTAGATTCTTGGATGTGGTCAGGAGAAATGAAAGAAGAAGCTAAAAAAATATGGAGTGTAAAATAGTGAGTACCGATGCAAAAAAGATAGAGGAACTTAACAAAGACATTGAAACTATGGAGAAGGAATTAGCAGAGGCTAAGAAAACTCTACGTGAGATGAGAACTAAAGGGTTAAGGGAAGCTATGGAAGCTAAGAAGTTAGCAGACGAGGCAGTAAAAGAAGAGATGAAAGCTCTTGGTGTTACATACTCTCATGACTCTTATGAGTTCAGTCCTTTTTCAGGATGGAGAAGATTACTCTAGTGTCACCACATAGAGCATATCGTAATGCCTTAAAACATGGGTATAGGAGTGGGTTAGAACATAAGATTTCTATCTACTTGAAAGAAAATAAGTGTAAGTTTACTTATGAAACTGTTAAGATAGAGTGGGAAGATTTAGCTTATCGCACCTATACCCCTGACTTCATACTTAATAATGGCATAATTATAGAAACAAAAGGTAGGTTTTTAGCATCAGATAGACGCAAACATTTAGCCATAAAGAAACAACATCCCCATTTGGATATTAGATTTGTGTTTGAAAATAGTAGAAACAAATTAAGAAAGGGTGCAAAGTCAAGTTATGGTGAGTGGTGTATCAAATATGGATTCCGTTATTATGATAGGATTATACCTGAAGATTGGTTAAAAGAAAAAGGTAAACACAACTATCCTAACTTTATTAGATTCTCAGGTAAAAAGATAAGGAGATTAAAGTAATGATGGAAAAAAATGATATACACGTAGTATTAAAACCCATCGTAGAAAAAGATAAATGGACAGGAGATGTATCCATAGGCTTAGTATCCACTAACCATATGTCTCTTGGTAGAGAAGATCAGATAGATTTTCTAAAATTAGCAAGAAGATTCTGTGCTCTTTTTCCTTTAATGCTAGAAGACAAAAAGGTAGAACGTGAGGCAGAAAAGTTAGCAGAAGATTTTATGCCTATTGATTATCTGCTCACTGAAAGTTTAAAAAAGCATGACAATATAATACACGTTAACTTTAAGGATGGCAAATGAGACACATAGAATATATGAAAAAAAAATTAAAGGAAGTAGAAAGTAAATCAAAGGAGCAAACAGTGAAATATTTATCAGGTAAAAAAGATGATATGGTAAATCATCCACCACATTATAACAAAGCAGGTATAGAAACTATTGATGCTATTAAAGCTATGACAGGTGATGGCTTTGAGTTTTATTTACAAGGCAACATCATGAAGTATCTATGGAGATACAGATACAAGAATGGTGTAGAAGATTTAAAGAAAGCAGAATGGTATCTTGCTAAACTTATAGAGGTAGTAGATGTACCTAAAAGTTAAATTAAATATTACACTGCAGATAGACCCTGAAGAATATCCTGTTCCTGCAGATGGTAATGTAGGAGAAGAAATACAGGATTATATTAAGGATACTTTGCATGACTTAGAAGGTGTGCAGATAAGACATATGAAAACAATAAGTGAGGAATGAAATGATTAATAACTACCTACCAACAGACTATCAAAACTTTATTGCCTTGTCTAGGTATGCAAGATGGAAAGATGATGAGCAACGTAGAGAGACATGGCTTGAAACTGTTGACAGATACTTTGATTATATGGAAAGTCATCTAAAGAAAAGGCATGGGTACACTATTACTAAGGCATTAAAAGAAAAGCTAAATAATGCTATCACATCTCTTGGTGTTATGCCTAGTATGAGAGCTTTGATGACTGCAGGTGTTGCCTTAGATAGATGTCACGTAGCAGGATACAACTGTAGCTACATACCTGTAGATAGTCCACGTAGTTTTGATGAGTGTATGTACATTCTTATGTGTGGCACAGGTGTAGGTTTCTCTGTTGAAAGAGAGAATGTTGACAAGTTACCTGTAGTAAATGAACACTTTGAGAATAGCACTACGACAATACGAGTAGATGATAGCAGACAAGGTTGGGCAAAAGGATTAAGAGAACTTATTGCTATGTTATATGTAGGACAGATACCTACATGGGATACATCACAAGTTAGACCTGCAGGAGCTAGGCTAAAAACTTTTGGTGGTAGAGCATCAGGACCTGCACCACTAGAAGAACTGTTTGAATTTTGTATTGAAAAGTTTACAGGTGCAAAAGGCAGAAGATTATTTCCTATTGAGTGTCACGATATTATGTGCAAAATAGGAGAAGTTGTAGTTGTTGGTGGTGTTAGACGTTCTGCTCTTATCTCTCTGTCTAACTTAGGTGATGACCAAATGCGTCATGCTAAGTCAGGTCAATGGTGGGAGAATGAAGGACAAAGAGCACTTGCTAATAACTCTGTAGCATTCAAAGGTAAGCCTGAGATGGGTACATTCATGAGAGAGTGGACATCATTATATGAATCTAAGTCAGGTGAACGTGGCATCTTTAATCGTAAGGCAGCCAAAGTAAAAGCATCTGAGAATGGTAGACGAGATACAGAGTATGAGTTTGGTTGTAATCCATGTAGTGAGATTATACTTAGACCATACCAATTCTGTAATCTTACTGAAGTTGTTGCACGTGAAACAGATGACTTACAATCTCTAAAAGATAAAGTACGTATGGCTACTATCTTGGGTACATTTCAATCTACACTTACAGACTTCAAATATCTACGTAAAGTGTGGAAGAGTAACACAGAAGAAGAAAGATTACTAGGTGTGTCTTTGACAGGCATCTTAGACACAGATATATGGACAGAAGAAGTATTAATAATACTGAAAGAAGTAGCAGTAGAAACAAATAAAAAGTTTGCTGAAGCACTAGGCATACCACAATCTACTGCAATTACTTGTGTAAAACCTAGTGGTACAGTTAGTCAGTTAGTAGACAGTGCATCAGGTATTCATGCTAGACATAATCCTTTCTACATTAGAACTGTACGTGGTGATAACAAAGATCCACTTACACAGTTTATGAAAGAAGCAGGTATTCCATCAGAGCCTGATGTCATGAAGCCTGATAGTACAACTGTGTTTAGTTTTCCTATGAAGTCACCTACAGGTGCTATCACTAGAACTGAGATGACTGCTATACAACAGTTAGAATATTGGCTCATGTTTCAAAGACATTGGTGTGAGCACAAACCATCTGTAACTATATCTGTAAAAGAAGATGAGTGGATGGATGTAGGAGCTTGGGTGTACAAAAACTTTGATGAGGTATCAGGTATATCCTTTTTACCTTTCAGTGAACATACCTACAAACAAGCACCTTATCAAGATATTAATGAAGATGAATATAATAACTTGACAAAAGCTATGCCAAGTGCTATAGATTGGAGTAAGTTGCAAGACTTTGAAAAAGAAGACACAACGAGTGGTAGCAAAGAATTAGCCTGTACTGCAGGTGTTTGTGAAATCGTTGACATTGAAGCAAAGTAAATAGAAAGGAAAATAAAATGAGAGAAATGTTACTATCAGCTTTGAAGTCCTATTATGTAGGACATATAAATAAACATATTGCTAACGTTGAAATCTATTTAAGTAGGTCTACAGGTATTGGAGAACATTCTGATATCATAGAAGCTATGGACAAAGAAGTGGCAGAGATTGGTAAGTATGACGATAGACTATCAATGATAATGAAATATTTAGAAAGGAGACAAGCAAATGAGATTGAAGAAAAAAAGGAATCCAAATCTAAGTAAGTATGATGCACCTCTACGTATTCAATATGAACGTGGGGTGAATGCTTTCAAAGGTAAACAGTATATACAAACTGTTCGTAGCAGAGATGCAAAAATTATTGCTACAGTTAGTCCTTATAATGTAAATACTATGCAACATAGGGAATGGCAGAGAGGGTATAACTTTGCATACTTTAAAAACTTGGAGAAAGTAAAACGTGAAGAAGCTAGAAGAAGAAGCCAAGAGGTTCATGCAGTTGCACAATAAGAGTTTGATAACTGCAAATGAATACCAAGAGAAGTGTAAGACTACTGCAATATATCCAAAGAAGGATGCAATAGCTTACCTATCTCTTGGACTTGTTAGTGAGGCAGGAGAGGTAGCAGGAAAAGTAAAGAAACATATACGTGATGGTACTGAATCTAATGTAGCATCAGAGATTGGAGATGTTCTTTGGTACTGTGCTATGTTAGCTAATGAATTAAATGCAAATCTTGGTAAGATAATGGAAAATAATTTGGAGAAACTTAATGACAGAAAACAAAGAGGGAAGTTACAAGGGTCAGGAGACTCTCGTTAATAAGGTTACACCTGTTCATGACTTATCATGGTATCTTAAATGGTCAGGCTCTATGTTAATTATGTCAGGGATTATCTGTAGATCGGCAGGTGTTCTGCCTTTCTACGATTTGATAGCCTCATGTATAGGCACAGGATTACTAGCAGGTATGGCTTACATATGGCATGATAGAGCACTACTCACTGTTAATGTCGTAGCCTGTGCTGCCTTGGCTATGGGTGTGTTGAGGTCTGTGTTTACCTAGTCATCAATCCACCACGATTTAACTTAGGTGTTATTTCCATGATGACTTCTTTGTATTGTCGTGGTGACAAAGATAATATCTTTTCTTCTGTTGCAAGTTTATAATCTAATATGTTACCTTTTGTTTTTTGTAGTGTAGATTGCAACTCATTAACAAACTTCTTTGCACTAAAATCTTTAGGTGCTTCTCTGTCTTGATATCCTTTTAATCTTTTTGGAGCAGTCATCATTCTACCTCTGGTAGATTTTTCTAATAAACTATTTAACACTTTCATATTATTTCTTTTTTCCCCTTTTGGTAATGTAATGCTAAGATTTTCAGTAAGTCTTGCCAAATTTGGAACATCAGATACTTCATCTATGATTTCATCATAACCACCTCTAGCTCCTTCTGTTCTTGTAAACTTGGCTAGTTCAAGAGCACTATTAAAATAATCTTTGACTAAATTATAACCTTTCTTTTGATTTACAGGGTTTCCAATTAAGGCTCTGTTATCAACACCACCTATAGATAGTTCTAATTTCTTATATTTATCAAATGCCTCGTTTGCTTTTTCAACATTCGCTAATACTTTTGGATCATCTATAACTTTCTTTGGTGTAAGAAAATCAGGTCTAGTAAATGCTACCTCTGCTTCTGTATGTGCAGACTTAGGTAACTTTATACCTAAAGTATCATCTGTCATAACATCTCTATATTTATTAAACAATCCCTCTCTAAGATCTTTATCACTTGAATATAAATTGACAATCTTGTTATAAT